AATACAATTTTAGCATAATAATCAGATTATATCAATATGCAATTCAAACTATTGACATTTTTTGCAAGAACTTGCGTTTATAATCAATCATCAACTTACTTAAATATCTTTTCATAAATCAAAGTACAATTTTTTGGTATCAGTTCACTACATCCAATGAACAACATCATATAAAAATTATGTTATTCCAATTCAATTGAATCGTTGTCTAAATGTGTATAGTAAATGGTGATTTGATAACCATTTTGTCCAAAATAATACTGTTCAGTTGTTTGATCATAAACAATATCAATGACGGTGAAAGTGAAACCTTCATAATTTAGTATGGTGTTATCAGGAATTAGTATGGTCTCATGATGATTAAAAGACTTACCAGAAACATTCATATTGACACGATAATCATCTGTATTAAATGATGCGATACTAATCTCTTTAATGAAGTGAGCATCTGCTATGTTTGTGTAATCAAGCACTCCATTATTACTACCGATTTGATTTTCCGTAAAGAACTCGTTGTTTGAAAAATAAAGAGCAAACGAAATGATTTGATAGTCTTCATTTGAGTATGCACCAATTTCATGATACGCACCAAAATAAAAATCAAGACTAAAATCATCTATAGCATGAACTTTTTTATCACTTATAACTGCAATTGCAATTGGTGCGGTTACATGATTCTCATAACCAAATCCCTTTTGATAAACAGCATTGTCTGAACAAGCACTTAACAATACCAGAAGTAACAATACAATACCAACAACAATGGTTTTTTCATTTTTTTCACCTTCTCGTGTAACTTTTTTTAATATAACATCAAAAGCATAAACTTTTGATCAGTTTTAAATTAACTACTTCTTCAGATTTAAACCCCTTAAAGTACATCACTCCATTCTTTATCATACAATAATTCGTATTAATAAATACAATATTCTTATAGTTTGATGTTTCCACATTGGGCAAAAAGTAAACAAGAAGCATTTACCCCTTAAAAACTGGGTTAAATGCTTCTTGTTTAAATGTATTAATGTCTTTGTTAAGCGGTTTTTAGAGAAAGCAATGTGATAGTTTCAACGTGCGTTGAGTGCACCATATTGCTCGAAAATATGGTGTTGTGTGTATTCAAATAACATATAAATTGCCATTTTATGTTTATACACACAAGCACCAAAAAAACCTAAGAAACATATTTACAGATGGTATTATGACAATGTGCCTATAAAATTTCGAAATTGTTATTTTCTTTCTTAGAGACAAGACTAATTTATATCTAGTCTTTATCCCATCTATTTACATCAGTCCATCTATAGTTTGGATCAGGATTGCGCGGATGTTTCTTAATCCATTCATCTGCTCCACGATTACCTAATTCTTGACTAATCTGCTCCATCGGGTATTCCTTAACTCCGGTTTTCAAATAATCTAGTCTTAATTTTTCATGTGCATTTTCTAATTCTTCTTTTGTAGCTATTTTTAGCCAATCTGAAATTGATAATTTTTTATCTTTATTAATAACATAAATAACTCCAGTACCAACAATCACCAAAACAGCCATACTGCTTAAAATGATAATCTTCTTATTTTTTCTAAACCAAAGTTTTATTTTTGTCCAAAAATTCATATTTGCTTACCTAGCCTATTAATGATCTTGTTAAACATATGTTAATTGAATTATACTAATCAGATTTGAAACGTATCTTTCAGAACTTTTACAAGTTCAATTGCTATCTTTTTATCAATATGTAAGACTTGGCTTTGCTTTCCTTTTTCTTGTCTGACACTGCTTCCAAAAGTCTGTAAACGAACCATAGATTCACCAAAATGCTTGTATACATTCACTTCTGCAATACATTCTGATACACAACTCCTTGTTACATAAAACTCGTTTGTAACATTTAACTTGGTAATTTTCGCCATAACACGTTCCTCCAATTTATATTGATTATTTAGTTTTGAACAGGCTTTCTGCAACCTCATTCGATATCATAATATCATAAAGTTTGCTTAATATTTCATAATACTCATCTATCACACTCTTCCGATGTCTTAAATTCTTTAGGTATAGTTCAAGATTTTTTGTTACTCTCACATCTTCAGAAACATTATTATTGATTGATTCTAAAAATGGTTTAACTTCAAAATTATCAGGATCACAATGACAAATCACTTTATCTCTAATCTCCCTAAGTTTATGGAACAACTCAATTGTCCTCTTTTCCGCACTTGAATAAACTTTATTTTTCCGTTTAATCAGTAGCGCTGCATTAACTAGATCAAAAGGATGTTTATACTCCTCTGGAACTCCATGAAAAACAAACATATCATTTACTGTACTCTCATTTAATATTTTAAAGTATGATAACTTCTGATTATTAAAGATTTCATAGATTATTTTTATTGCATTGCTAGAGTAATACTCTAAAGCAATCAACATAAACTCATTGTCTTGATTTGGCTCAGTTAATATCGACTCTTCAATAAGTTCTCTGAATAGTTCATAAAAATGATTGAATCTTTTTCTGGAATGTTCCATTTGTCTATATAATCTCTTAATTTCTTCTATCATTTTCAACACCTTTTATTATCAGCAAATACTGAGTTTTTCTCTGCTAAAGTCCTTGAAACTCACAATGTCTATACAGAATATCATATTAATGGTGATTCTAATTAGACTTACATAATATTGTATTACTATTTTAAAATCGCTCGAATAAAATCATCTTTTAGAGGCTCAACTAATATTTTCGGTTTATCTGAAAAATAATCAGGACCGGATCCAAACAAATCTATTTTCTTACTAATTGCTAATTGAATTAATTTCTTTGCTTTATCTTGTGGGATTTTGAAGCCTAAAATAATGGATTTCGGTTTAATACCTATAGTTAATGTTTTACCTCGTTTTGTACCTGGATATACTTTTTCCGGGAAATAATTGGGTATCATTAATCGCCATTCCTTCTCATATGACCATTCGAGAGCTTTTGTGAAAAACATTAATCTTTGCTGTTTCTTAAATGAATCATCATCAAGCCTAATCTCATTGTATTTTGGATCGTTATAATCCTCTGGCTCTCCATACTTTGAAACTAGATCGTGTGCTTTAATTAGTTCATCCGAGATATCTGCACGAAATTCTGAATAAACCACCTTTTCTAGCATAGGACCACGTTTCAAAATAGTATCATGTACATTAAACATTCCTTTATGTTTCAGATTAATAAGGTGTGTGTTTGCTGCTTCTAATAGTTCACTTGCATCATACTCCAAGATTGCACCTTGATATAGATTTCCATAATTTGCCCACATGATGTTACTTTGATTGTCTTCAGTGAAACAAGAAATTAATGCAGAATCTTTTATAGCTGAGTCTCTTAAGTTTCTAAAGTAACTCCTGTAAATTTTGAATTTGTCATCAATTGAATGTGGGTTACTGCTTAGAGATTCAGGTAAATTCATTCCGAAATTATCTATATGAGACTTTAAAATAACGTTAAATACATCTTCTGAATAAAATGGTGCTGAATCAAAAACATCATTAAAAAATGATGCAGTTTGAAGAAATAGTTGCTCGCTAAATATGTTTTCAAAATCCCAATTAGATAGTGAAACATATTTGTATAGTTTTTTACCTTTCAACTCTTTGTATGAATTATCCATATTAGTTTACTCCATTCAAGTTATATTTCAAGCATCTATTTAGAATATTCTTTTTCAACTTTTCGTTCTAAGTCTGATATTAAGGTATCATAATCAATTTTCATTTTGTTAGAAATACGGTCGAAATGACTTTCAGCATTAAAATATTTACTCATTTCCTCTTTAGATAGTAGTTTTGAGACTGATTCGTTTTGATAGAAAGGATAATAGTTTAAAGTTTTCGAATTATAGGCAACAGCTTTCAGTTTAATAATCTCTTTAATTTCTAGCAACCTTCTATCCAATGTACAAAAGAGGACAAGGTTCACATCAGCTCTCTTAACTGGTTTAATGCTGAGTAAAAACTCTTGATATCGTAAATGAAAAATATCCCATGATAGATTTCTTATTGTTTCCAATATTTTACTATTTCCTTTTTGCACCTTACCAAAAAAGGATAATGCTTGTTTTTTTAAAAAGTAAATTGCTGATATTTCGAGTAAGCAAATATCCATTGCTTTTATATCTGTAGCCATAAAATCCAATAGGGTTAGAATCTTACTTTTCTTATCCGCCTTGCACAAGTTTATCAAAGCCATTTTTAACATTGTACTATGTATAATTTTGAATTGATGCTTAAATCTGTCTGCGAGAGGGCTATTAAATAGGAGTTCTTGGTTCTTGACTATTAATTCAGTTGCTTTTTTTGATTTTCTTTTTGCAACCCAATTGAACTTGTGATGAAACTTATTTAGATAAAAGAAAAAGTTATAAATGTTTTCTATGTGAAGTTCATCAACGCTTCCTTTAAACAAGCAATTTTCATTTAAATAGGGTGATAAATTTACTGTACTAGCAAATCTTCTATGCTTTCCAAGCTCTCTTACCATGCTTAATGAGTTTGTCTCAAGTTCTAATCCCCTTTGAAACCTATCGATGTAACTTACTACACTGGTATCAAGTGAAATATCATAAAAATATGCTAAAGGTGATAAAGGACTTACAAACCCAGGATACAACGTAAAAAGCTTGTTTGCATGAAATGGAGAAAAAATAAGTTTAGAATCAATCCTCAATACATCTAACATGTATCTGTAGTTGTCTTTGCCATATTCTTCGTCAACAAAAGTTATTGTGTAATCATTAATAATGTCTGAGTAGTTATGATAAATCTTTAACTTTTCGTCAAAATCTGCATCAACGATTTCTTTGATAATATTAATTTCAGTTAAGTACTTATCCATAATTGTACAGCTCCATTCATAAGTCGTTAATAAACTTATCCATTTAATTCAGATTCGATTTCAAGTAATACTTTTTCCATATTTGCCTTCTTTTAAAAGATGTAATCTCAAATCATTACCGAATTCTTCTTCGATTTCAATTTTATTTCTAACAACAAAAGTTAACTCTTTAAATGAAGCTAAGAGAAAGAGTAGTTTTAAACAATCCTTATCAGTTACTTTGCGTTTGTATTCTCCGTGAGCTAGCTCATTTCTATTAAGCTCATATATGTCATTTTTGGTGAAGTCAAGATTATAGATTTTAATATACTCATTCATTTGTTCCCAAGCTTCATAATAATAATCTACTTTGAGATTAACTATATTTTTATTGATTTTATTGGCTCTGTCTATACCTCTTGCCTTAGGCAACAAATTACTGCATAGTCTATGTTCATTTTCAAGAAGTGCAAAAAGAGTTCTAGCACATGATCTATAAGCACCATTAATCATACAGTTTATCGCTTCAGTTAAATCATCAATTTTCATATCGTGTGTTGTTTGCAATCCGTTTTTTGTGTTTAATAATGGTAGTATCCATCTTTTTAGCCATTCATAATTTTTGCTACAATATAAATGATAAAGATAGTGGATAGAATCATCTACTTTTTCGAACAAAGGAAAGTCAGGAGTTCTTAAAAAATATATGAACCAGCCTTTTTCTCCTAATTCTTTAATCTTTAAAATATATTCTTCATCTAACAGTCTTTCTCTATCTTTCAGAATTAGATTTACATATTCATAAAATGATAGATAATAGTCATATTTTGCTTGATCATAATCAGAAACACTTTTTTGCATATTTGTATACTGGGGTTCTTTACTCATCTCTTTAATTAAATTATTATACTTTTTCTTATCCTCATATAATTTGGAAAAGCCATCGAACCCAGTACTTGTATCAAATCCAACCTTAGAAAAGGCATCAGTTGGCATTGACTTGATTGCACTGTACATTGCTTCATATGCTTTTTCTTTTTCAATATAAAGCATATTCATCTTATATTCCATTTGATCTTGCTTATCATAGATCTTTTTTAATTCTTCCCTATCTAAGATCATAAAACACCTCTTAAGTTTGAAGTTTTTCTAAAACCAAATTTTTAATAGTTTCTGGAATAATAGTCTTAATTTCAAAATGCTCTATCATCATTTTATGTGCAAATGCTATTGCATCTAACTCTAGGTCTTGTATTAAATAGACATCATCAGAACTATCATTTAATCTAGATTTATAATCATTTGTTTCTTTAGTCCATAGCTCTTTTGTTGCAGAATCTATCTTTATACTGCCGCTATATCTAGCATTGATAACTTCATGTTGAAAAGCATGTCTGGATTCATGAAAGCATGTAACCATAACTTCAAGCCACTCTACTGAGTTTAACCAGGTTTCATTAAAACCTACTATATTATCATCTCTTAAAAATACTGCATTGATGCCTTTATTATTAATATCTTCATTAACAAAAAAACGCACCTCTGGCGTTTTGATCCCTAAAATCTTAGATGCAATCTCTACGCCTGTCATAGCTATCTCATAATTATCCATGCATACCCCCAGAGTTGTGTTTGATTAGTTTGAGTATATCATATTTCATTATTTATAAAAATACAAAAAAGCCATTGCATGATTTCACTCATACAATGGCTTTGTGTTGTTCTATAACTAATTCTATTTATTTTGTGTTAACAATTTCTCAGCGATGATTTTCTCAGCTTCAGATAGCGTTGATTTACCATGCATTTTATTACTAAAGGATATGTAATCATCAATGATTGTTTCAATCTTACTTTGGTTATCTTCAACAAAGTGAATTGCCTTTTCTGTTGATCCTGTCAAGTTAGATACCCATTCACTCAGTCTTCCAATAACTGCATGTTTTTTATCATCACCATTTAAGTATGCCTCACCTTTAGATTTAGCAAGTTGGTTCTTCTCTTCAACAATCATAATAAACTCTTTTATCGTTTTTTGAACAGCCTCGTCAAACACGATGTCTTTTGCTTTTGTAATGAGTTCAGCTACAACTTCTGATGACTGTTTAATATCATCCTTAACCTCTTTAATGACTGAGGAAAGACTTTTATTATCCTTAAGCTTTGAAGTGATGTATAAAGCTAATAAAGCGATATTAATCACTAGTAATATAATTTCAAGTGTTGTCATTATTTTGCCCTCCTAGACGTTTATAAATATTAACTTGTGAATCCTCTAATCTGGATACACGATGCTCTAAGATATTCACATCCTTCTTTAAAGATCTGATATCCTGAGAGTGCATTTCAAGTAAGTTGAGCATCTTGACATTTTGTCTATCAATTTTTTGCAAGTTATTCAAGATTTCATCATTGCTTGATTTGCTTTTTTTATCTTGTCTATTGAATTGCTTAATTGTCGTTAAAATTACCACAACCATCGTTACGATCCAATAGATCAAGTTTTCCATTCTAAAAAATGTAATTATATTATCCCAATCCACTAACCATCATCCTATCTTTATAATCTATTAAGTACTGAAGTTCTGCTTCCAGTTCCACAAGATAGCTTTGCCCTATCTTGTTATCCCAATTGTGTTTATAGTCCATCATTTTTGTATACCAGGGTTCTGATACGGATAAATTGTAATGGCCGGTTTTATCATAGTTATCAATCATGCCTCTCAAACGAAAGATATGATAATGAGACTTTAAGTTTTGATTGATTTCAAATCGCATTTTTCCATAATCTATCTGCGATGTTAAGTGTTTTAACATGAATTCCTTCGAATCACAGTTTTTAATACTTTCTAATTCATCTATAAATGAAGGATCAAGATGGATTAGATTTGAATCAATGCTCATTAAGTTGTCAGCACTAGCTCTGTAGTATGAAGTAATTGATTCATCAAAATGCTGTCTTTGGATAAACCGTTCTCTTGAAAACACAAATAAATCAACCATGTCAAGATTTAAATGAATATTCCCACTAAAGTTATCAAGAACAACAGTGATATCTTCATCACTTTCATCATCTTGTAAGCCGTATGCGATTGAACCACCATAATAGACAAGTAATATCTTTGAAGTAGGAAAAAGCCCTTCTATTTGACTAAGTAACGGGTTCTTCATTTTCTAAATTCGCTACTTCTAAGATAGAATCTACAACTTCAAAGTCATCTGCTGCGTCTTCAAAGCCTACCACATTTTCTTTAAGCCATAGATAACCACGTTCAATCGGATTCGTTTCTAAAAATGTATTAAAATCACTTTGTGGTATTTCAATATCAATTTCTTCAATGGCCTCACTATGATTTTGTCGTGCTTCTTTTGATAGATAGGTTGCGACACATAAAACAATGTTCTTTCTTGTGTAACTGATATTGAATGCAGTAATTCGATGATATGATGCCTGTACTCCAAACTTAGTATCTAATTCTTTAATAATTGCCATATGATCCCTACTTTCTTTTCATTCGATAAATTGAAACTGATAGACTATCTGGTGAACCAAGATTTAAGCCTGTATTGATATAAATCTGTCCAAGATTACCATTAACTGAATGCACAAAATCGCATGATTTAATTGTTGTATCACCTTGTCCTGACAAAGTTGTTACACTTTTTCCATATGCATTCCATTGAACATTATCACTTAAGGATGCATTAAATGTTGGTGATAAATCAAATGAAATCACTTTTGTAATTCCGCTTGTTATAGTTGGCCCTGATTCATAGCTATCTTCGATATATTGAACAGTTGTGTTCTTAGCACTTCTCGTCTGGAACAGACTGTTTTCTGTACTTGCATAATAGTTCAGGTAACTGCCTAGTAAAGTCGACGATGCTGCAGTTCTGTAGTAAAAATAAGTGTCCGAGATATCAGCTGATGCGCCATATGTTGAAGATATAATATGTACCTTATAAACATAATCTGGATCAAAAGCATAATTTAATGTAAGTGTATACGCATAACCTTCATATGAATAAACGAGTTCTAATTCTCCACCAATCTTGACAACTGATGATGGTGTTCTTGCATAGAGAGCATTATTGTTATAATCAAAAGCTAATTCTCCTAAGTAATTTAGTTGTGCAGTAGTGGGTTTCGCTGTTCCTCTTTTAACCCTAATGATAGCCATTAATAAGTCCCACCATCAATAATTGATGAAGGTTGTAATACTTTACTTGAATCAATACCAAGTGAATACTTAATCATATGTGGTGTGTAGTTTGAGTCAATGACTTGATTTATCACCAGCCCACTTCCAATGACTGCTGCATCAAATGCTGCTTGTGATAAAGAGAAATCAGATCCCGCACCACTAACAACTCTTGAGTTCATGATATTTGCGATAACATTTCGTTGTGTTTCTGTTAAGTGAAGGTTACTTGCCACATGGGTATTATAAGTTGATGATGCAACGCCACCTAAACCTGCAAGTGTAATTGTAACTGCACCTGTTGATCCATTTACACTCGTAACAGCATCTGTTGGTGTTAAAAGTTCTTGCCAGTTTGCAAGGGTCGAGTATGGAGATGCCTTAAGAATAAAGGATTTGTTTAAGTCGGTTCTAACCGCAACGTCACCTTCTTGTGCGGTCGATAAAGCTAGCATTGCTGTCTGTGAAGCAACTACAAATGTATTTGTCATCGCAATTTTTGGAACAACACTATCAGCTAGTTTTCCATTTGCATCAAGTATAGGAACATTGCCATTGCCTGTTCCTGTATTTTTAGTTGCAGCTGTCCCTAAACCCAAAGCTGTTATCTTTGTATCAATTTGCGTATCTACCTTGCTTGTAGATGGAATTTTTAAATAATCGCTATCTGCAAGTGGTACGGATACAGATGCAGTTTTATCTGCCTTTGCAATATAAAGATGCTCACCAGTAAAATCAACTAATGGTTCACCGGCTTTTACACTACCGGTTGTTCCAACGAGTGGACCTGTCCCAGCAGAGGTTCTTCTTTTAATTTGAATTGTTGCCATTTAAATCCTCCTTATTTTTTTAAGTAAGCTGATGTAATGTTGTGCGTTGTGTTCCCACAAGATAATGTGACAACACCATTTTCATAAACTACTGAAAGTGAATAATCGCCTCCAGCATATCTGTAGCTCACATTTCTATTTGAGCCCACATAAATAAACAGACTATCTCCTGGAAAACTAATTACTGTCGTATTATTGATAAACACATAAACTAATGATTCCATAAGTTCCGTTGAACTTGTTCCAAAGAACTGGTATACACCATTTGACACTTTGGTTAGAGTCTTTCTTTGTGGTATGTACTTTATGAACAATCTTTGTTCCAGATCATCAATAATCGTCTTGGGACTTAAGATAAACTTCCTTTGATAGGTTTGATTTAGAGTGACTGAAGTTGTTGTTTTAGTGTAGGCACACAATACAAATTCATAAAGCCCATCATTATTTATTAAGTTAGTTAACGTCAGCGATGGATAGCCACCTGTTTGTTCTTTTAAGTATAAGTTCACTTCATTGGTGGATGTATTAACACCTAAAATGACATAACCACTTTTACTTGAGTCTGGTGTCACACCGATCGTTGTTTGATTTTCCATATAGATGACTCTACCGTAGATTGAAACATAACCATCTTGAAACGTAATTGTATTGTTGGCTAGTGTCATCGAGCATTCATTCTTCAAACTCTTTAAAATACCAACATCATATGAGTTAAAGAAATGATATAAATCAGCATCGACTTTTGCAGTGACATTCCCACCTTCAAATGTTATTTTTTGTAATCCCATTAGAATTCTCCTCCATCTAAATCTGTATTCGTTATTGAAATATGACTCACCTGTTGTGATTTAGCTTTACTCAATAATTGCACCTTTTCTGTTAATTTCACTCGGTATTCTCCTAGTGTGACCTTTGCAACTTTGAGCGTATCCTTAAAAAAAAGTCCGGTCACAACCGTATCATATGTTTTCTTGTTATGTTTAAATGAGATATAATCTCCCAAGTTAAAGTTATTAAATGGCATAAAAACTTGATTATTCAAATCTAGATTAAATGTGATCTGGTGATCAAGCTTTGAAGTTACCATTTCGCTTCTAGCCTTAGTCTCCAGTGATTCATATTCTTGATCACTATAGATAAATGTTTTTGTCATCACTGCTTGGTAGCGCAAGACATGATTCATATCTGTTGTGATACTACCATCTGTTAATAAGTAAAAAATCATACTTGACGTATGGATTTGGTTATCGCTTCTTGGATAATAAATGACCTTATTAATGACTTGGCTTGATGAATCATTCGTTTCTACATTTAAAATGGAGGAGAAATTACTCTTCATGACTAGTCCTTCTTGGACATTCACAATCTTAAAGAGTATATTCGTGATTCTACCTCTCAGATAAACAACTTCTGTTTGAAAGCTAATTCCATAACTTTTTGAAACCAGCTCGAATATTTTTGAAATGTTTTCAACTTTATCGGCTTCAAAAGTAAGGGAGCCAGTGACACTTGCTTCTTTTTGAATCATTAAATAGTCTAAGTTTTGCAGTGTATCGTGGTTCGTCTTAAAGTTAGAGGATATGAGTTGATAAAGATAATCGATCAAATCTCCCGTAAAACTTGTGACTAAAACATCTAAATTAAAGATTTCTCTAAAATCAAGTGTTCTAATGATCGTTGAATGATCATCTTTTTGTTCGATGCTTTCTAGTATTCCAATATAAGAAAATTCATCATTCTTGGCGATAACAATATCTCCAATTGAAGTCTCGATATTTGTCTTGTTCAGCTTAAAACTTGATCGCTGAATGAGAACCATGTCTAAAATGATTTCATATTCTTTTCCCACTGGAGCATAATCCTTATAGGCTAATGTTTTACGATCTAAAAATATGACTTTCATATTAAATACCTACATAGCCTTCAAAAAGTGTGACTCTACAAACCGTTGTTGAACTAACACCAGGTTTAAATTCAATCTCATACTCTCCATGACTCACAAACAAGAAGTTATCCGCCTCAAAATCCTGCAAGCCATAGACATCATAAGTTGATCCATTTTCTATCATCTTAATAACTTGTTCACTAGGATTTGATATGACACTTAATGTTGCATCTTCTGATTCAACATATAGTTTAAGTCTTTGCATGATATTACCATTCTTTTTAACTGTAATTTCAGGATTTAAAAAAGCACCATAAATCTCAATGTTGAGTGGTGCCTCATCTAATCCTTGATTGTTAATATGCGTGATGCCTTGATAAGAGTTTGCATATATAAATGGATATTGGTATGGATATACTTTGCCATAGCTACTGCCATTGGCTATTATCTCATACGTTTTCTCTTTGATCCAAAGTGATAGTTTTTTAAAGATGATTTGGCTTTGAATTGTGCCACTAACAAGCTCAGCTTTAGAAAGACTCGATACATCCACAAATGTATAAGAAGCAAATGCTGGTGTGACATAGTGAAGTTTATGTTCCTTCTTTGATTTTGATAAATAGTCAACAAATGCTTTGTATCCTTGATATCCCCTTAGAAAGATTAATGTTTCACTGATTTCAGTCATCGGTAGTTGAAATTCCGATTTTGCATACATGCGGTCATATTCAAGATACTTGATGTCTAAAGCAAAACCGAGCCCACTTGCTTGAGTAATGAGTGTCTGATTCCTGTAATCAAAGTAATAAATTTCACCATATTCATTCTCTAAATAAAATTGTCTTATCAAATCACATTACCTCCTAACGCTCTGTTAATAGAATCGATATCAAATGTTGGAGATGTTGTGTTGATAGTGATGTTGTTTGTATTCGTTGATGATGAATTTGAGCTTGAATTATTGACTGTGCTTGAACCTTTTAAATTAAAGGTATCACTGAAAAATCCTCCAACTTTACCAAAGAAACCGCCTACTTTGTCTGCTGCCTTACTTGCAAAGTCGCTTATACCATTTGTTACATTAGATGCGATATTACTAATACCTTCCGTTACACTGCCAAACATGTTTTTAATCTTTCCTCCAAAATCGCCTATTTTAGAAGGTAGATCTCCAATCCACTCAAATATTTTCTGAATAAATTCAATGATCTTTTGAACTACTTTTAAGATCGGATCTAAGACTGTTTTAAGTACTTTGATTGCAGGGACTAAAATAGCTTGAAGTATTTCTCCAAGTGTAATAATTAATGGTGCCAGCATCTCTAATATTTCAGCAAACATACCAACTTGCATAATCAGTGGCATCAGTATGACATCTAAAATAGGTATTAATAAATCAACAAGCATGACGACTAGATCAATAATCACATCTAAGATGGGCTGTAATGCAGTCATCAGAGCATCGACAATCGATAAAATCGGTGGTAAAAGCTGCATGAACGTTTCCATGAGCCTATCAAGCAATGCCTTAAACTCCTCACTTTGTAGTAAAGCCATCGCTAAAATTGCGATTAGCGCGCCAATGCCAAGTGTAGCAAAGTTTATACCTGCCCCTGCAAAAAGCCCCGCAGAACCGACACCTTTAAGCGTCATGGCCACAATATTTAAGAGTGGTCCAACCTTACCAATAATAGCTAGAACCGGACCGACAGCAGCGACCAGACCTATTAAGGTTGCAACCATCTTTTTAGTATCTGAATCTAAGCTATTCCATCTTGCAATCCAATCTTTAACAACTGGGATCATTTCATCTCTTACTTTAATAATCAATGCTTGCAGGATAGGCATCATGGTTGTTGCTATATCTACGCCTAAACTTGATAACGCTTGTTTTGTTCGATCAAGTGCATCGGTAAATTCACCTGCCTGTGCTGCCTGTTCATTGGTAACAATTCCCAGTTCTCTTGCTTCTTGTCTTAAGTCTCTAATCGTAGAAATCTCACTAGAAAGAATAGGTATAAGTTCAGTCCCGATTTTCTCTCCGAAGAATTCATTGGCCACACCTACTCTTACTGCTTCATCTTCTACCTTACTTAATGCTTCACTAATAAGTTCAAAAGCCTCATCAGCGTTCTTACCCTTTAGATCATCAACAGTTAATCCGATCAGAGCTAAACTATCAACGACTTTATCAGCATTACCAGTGGCAATATCACCTAAGATACCATTGACTTTAATGAATCCTTTATTCAAGCTTTCGGTTGACGTTCCCATGATTGTAGCAACATGATTCCACTCCTGGAAAGCTTCTGCAGATAGACCTATCTTTTGTGCTGTATCGCCAATTTCATCTGCAGTATATGCTGCTTTTACCGAAAATGCCGTTAAAGCAGAAACAGCTCCTATTATAGGAGCCGTTACAGATTTTGTAAGTGTTGATCCAAGTTTTCCAATCTTATCGAATTTGGCATTACTTAATTCTTGGATTTTGCTATTGGTTTTTCCGAGTTCATTGTTAAGCTTTGATAATTCAGCTTCAGTGTACTGGACATTGCGCTTGAGTATATTAAATTCTTCTTGGCTCATGTCGCCAATTTGAACTGCTTTTTTAGCTTTCTCTAGCTCTAAGTTCTGAGTATCAAGTCGCTTTTTTGTTGTCGATAAGATATCATTAAGTTTATCTTGTTTTGATTTCCATAGGTCAACATTTGAGCTATCATATTTTAAATTGTTATTAATAGCTTTTAGATCTTTATTTTGTTCTTTGAGATCCTTCTTAATGCCATTTAGTTCATTTTCTAAGTCTCTACCATCAAGACTAAGCTTTATATTAAGACCCTTAACTGTTTCTGCGATGGTAATCACCTCCTATAGAAGAAAATTATCGATATCTTTTTGACTAGCATATCTAGATCCTTTATTACCACTAATTACCTTCATCTCTAGTCCAACGATTTCAAAGTAAGTTTCTAGATCAAATGCCTTTGAATCTTCAATCGATAACCCTAGATGAGCAAGATTGAAGATGACATTTGCAGTGATATTATCTATTTCTTGATTACTTTGTTTTGTTTGCTGGGGGTGTGCTTTTCTGAAATGTCCCGAGCATTTCACCTATCGTATTCGTCAGATTTTCTAATTCATTTTGATTACTTAATAATGAAAAATCTAATGACATCAAAAAGTCATTATAAGACTGTTTACTAAAAGGGCGATGAAGAACATAAATAATCCTAAAGATCGTATCAATGACCATCGATAGATCCTCTTCTTTTTTTGTACTAGATTTTTCTAGCTTTTTAATATCGCTAAATAACTCAGTTGAAAATACATTACGATAATCGATGATAGTAAATAGTGATGAGTGCAAGCGATAATCTGTATCGCCCAGTTTAAGTGTTTTTTCCATGTGATACTCCTTATATGAATGTTGGTAAGGCTGGTGCAGTTGTTAAAAACGTATTGTAATTAACATCTCCTACACCTGCAATGACTCTTAAGATCAGATTGTTCCCTGCTTCAATTGGTCTTGCTGTAATACTTAGTTCTATTGAGTTAGCTTCAATTGAATCTGCTTTTGATTTACTTGCATCACCAGTTGGTGTGGCTGTACATAAGTAATACCAAATACGTCTTGCTTTTTGATCTCCTTGGATTTCATAGCCAAGTGCGAAAGTTTTCGTTTCAGCATTCACAATTTCTACTAAGTTTCCATTAGTGTCTTCTAAAAACCCAAAGACATCTTTTTTGAATGATTCATCAATTTCTGTAAATTTAATTGTTACATTAGATCCTGAATTAGACACAAGTGTTGCGATAACTTTATCATCTGCATAGACTTGAGAATTACCACCAATAGCTTCTGTGGATATTTCTTGTGCACCTTCTAACCTTTTCGGTGTTGCAAAAGTCCAGCTGCCATCTTCGGTTTGTGTTGCCAGCGCATAATGCACATTGGTTAAACCAAATGTTACTTTATTGCTCATTTTTATATAACCTCCATTTTGATTTCATATACACGGTTTATTGAACCGTCTTCATTTTGGTATTCAGTTAGCATTTGAAATGCATACCCTGCTAAATACAAAGATACCTCAAGCTTTTCTTCTAGCTCGAGGTTCTTTATTTTTGTGATTAGGTTGATTTGAATTGTGAGTATTCTGAGCTTCACTTTATCATCAGCATACATAGTCCCACGATTAGATATCTCTTGGTAAATAATATAGGTTTCACTTTCAACCAAGTTTTCTTTAGTACCATAGCTCACTTGTCCTGGGCACACATAATTTAACGTTTGATATAGCGGTTCATAGATTTCTCTCACATTAATCACCTTTTTTAATTATTTCTTTAATTGCTTCTAGCATCTTTGGAGTAAATAAATCATATGCTGGCCTCAAAAAAGGCTTAGGACCGATATATTTACCACTTCGATGTGTATATCCGAATTCAAGTAAGTGTGTTAAACCACCTTTTCCTTCAGAGTAGATCGTTACACTTTTATTAATACCTGTACCTGTTTTAGTTTTAACAAATGTATCTGCAAAAGCGTTTCTGTTACCGCTACGTGGTGCATTATTTTTTATATAGCTAATGATTTCATCAGCAGTGTCATTTAAACGATCTTCGAGTTTTGGAACAATGTCTTCTACATAAGAGTTTAAGATCTTTGTGATCGCGTCACCCAGTTTATCTAGGGTAGTCAATGATATCACCTAACTTGATTGCTGTTCTTTTTAAGTAGAGTTCAATGAACTGTCCTGATTGATAGGTTCTTTCTATCTTATAGATAACTTGTCCGATATCCACATACTTAGAACCATCATAGACGATCCCTTGTACTTTAACTGCAATATCAATTCTTATATCTGAGCGTTTACTCTCATAATACTCTCTTGAAGTAATCGAAAAATTGATACCAATGACTTCTTTTTTTGACTTAAAATGATAACTCATCACACCCATGGTGTTAGGAATCATCTCCAAGGTTAGTAAGTGCATTCTTATATTGGGGGAATTTGGATACATTTTGTTTAGCTTCCTTTTGTTAATGCGAGTTGACCTACCAGCATATCAAATGACTTGGGTAGTTCTTTTGCGCTTCCATCGTTTTTAAAGCCATAAAATGTCTTCACATAAATAATAATGACTGTACTAACCATTGGATTTGATTCATCATTTATATAAGAAGGATCAACCCCACAACTCAAAAGGTAATGTTTACAGCTATTGATGTGCGTGTTTAACTCATCATCAGCATAAGTCTCTACTTGGGGGATGAGTAAAGCCTTTTTTACAATATCTAAAATTATCATGGGATCAATCCTTTCTTAACTAAAATTAGCCTGCAGCTGCAGCTTTCTTCTTAATACGTAAAAAGCCGTTATAACCGACAACGTTACCACCAGTAAAGACTGAAGCCTTATAACTGATAATACCGTCTTTAAATTTATAATCTGTTGATTTTCCAATTTCTACTGGTGAGAACACTGGCACTTCATAGTTCTTAAGGGCACCATAAGCGATACCATATTCACCAGCTACTGTATTGCTATCTGAAATTGCTTTACAGTGTGAATTAATGATATAAGGAATACCATCAATCGTCTTATTAACATAATCAATGGAGTGAACCTTGCGACCTTCTTGTGTTTTAAGTCCAGCAAATGCACGTAAGTCATTCTTATTCAAGATAAGAACTGCACCACCTTCGACTTCTTCATCGCCTCCATAAGCAAAGACAATGTCATCAAGGGTTGAATCGGTGATTGCTTCTACTTCAAGGGCTGCTTTATCCGCTAGTGCCACTGCAGCTTCACTGAATATTCCAGTGAATGTATTCGTGGTTCCGGCACCACGTAAGATTTGTTCGCTAATTTTCTTTTTAAGTGAAATGTTGATATTACGCAATACTTCAGCTTGATAAGGAATAGAAGGGAGTTTTTCTAACTCTTCAGTAATTTCTGTATAAGCAGTGATTTTTACTTTTGAAATGGTTAAATATCCAAATGCTGGTTCAGTTTCAGAGTAAGCTCCACCTTCTGCAGTTGTTCCAGCAATACCATTTGACTTTACAAAAGATTTCTTATAAGTCTCACCACCATTTAAGTTAATTACATTCACACGATCAACTAAACTTGACACTTGAGCAAATGGAACTGGTGCAAGATTCGTTGACGTGTGATCAGGAAGTAATATTTCAGAGCTAGATACTTGAATGACTCTGCTTTCTTTTAGGCTTTGTCCTCTTGTTTCTAGTTTTTCTTTATCGACCATTTGACGATTATCGACTTGAATCGGTTTAAATTCTGTTTTAGAAGCAATCGCCATCTTCTTATCAATGGATGCTCTTTCTTCTTGAAGGGTTGTTGTTTCTGTGTCTAGAGCTTCTAGTTTTTCTAGATCAGCTTCAGAATCAACTAAACTTCTAATTTCTTTTAATCGTGATTCGATTTCTTTTCTTCTTAATTCTAAATTCATGATTTTTTCTCTCCTTAGATTTGTGATTTAATTTTGATACGTTTTTTGATAATGCTTGATTTTTCTTTTTGCTCTTCTAACTCCATAGTCTTTAGTTCCAACTCCATGGACTCTAAAGAACGAGCATATATCGAGGTTGCATCGTATGCAGGTGTATCCACAACTGACACATCATACAATCTTTCTATCTTTGTAATGGTTCTTTTAGGAATGTCACCTTCACGGTTCCAGACCTGTTCATCAACTGTAAAAGCAAAACTCATTTTATCTAAAAGTCCACTTCTAACCATTTTATAGATATCCTGGTTATGACTTGTATCTAAGAGTTCAGCTCTTACTTTAAGACCTATATGATCAACGGTGAGTTCAAGCGATTTATTCTTGGTTCTTGCAATAATTAAAAAGGAGTCCATGTGATTGTATTTCATAGGAACATCCTTCATTTTTGTTTCTTGTAGCGCAGTAGGTGATATTTCTTCGATAAAACCAAATGTTTCATCACCAATCAGTGTTTCTTGATTAAAGACTAATGCATAGCCTTCTAAAATCATCTTACCTTCATCTTCATGAAGGCGTACTTCTGCAAGTCTAGTTTCTTTTATCATCGGTTCTAACCTCGATCTTTTTAGTTGTTTTAGGTTTCACTTCTTGTTCATAATCAAACTCAAGTTCTGAGTCTTTATATGAAAAAGCTTCTAGTTTTTCTTTCTTACAAAAATCAGTGATCGTTTTTGTCTTTTCTTTTTGTGTTTCTAAAATGCTTTTTAATGCTTCATTTGATATTTTCCCATTAATCGTTACTTTCATGATCTTCTTCCTCCTTAGATCCTACTTGATATAAGTTTGCTTTATCAGCATCAACAAAATTTAATGATTGAAGGCGTTTGTGTCCACCTTCAATAGGTTCTAATCCTAATAGCGCTCTTGATTCATTTAAAGACATAATGCCTAGGCTCATTAGCTTTTCAATCGCAGTGACTTTCGTATTCCATGAAGCATATTGTAGTCTTTCACTAAAGAACACGATTTCTTCACCACGTTCTAGTTGGTTATTAGTTAATAAACCTATAGAAAAAGCCTCGCTAAGTTGAATAGCTAAAGGCTCTATGGTTGACTCGTAAAACGAGTTATATTCATCTTCTGTATACTTACTTGTAAATATGGGAACTGATACACCAAAGTAATCCAAAATCTTTGACTGTAAGAATTCCAGCGTATCTTTATCTATCAGTTTAGGATCAACATCCAAAGGGATATATTCACTCTTTAAATCAATTGGAATGATAGAACTGCCTTTATTGTTTATGGAGTCAGAGAGTGCACTATCAAAGAGTTCTCTTTGTTTTTTCTTATCTGCTTCTGATAACATCCCATTCATCTTAACAATCCCTTTAATCTGCATCGATGATTTTATCGCATTGTCAATGCCTTGAAGTAAACTATCATTAATGGATATGGTTTTTAGGATTGCTTCATGATCACCACTTGATCCATTACCACCAAAGATATCGTTTTGTCCGTAGTGTTTTCTTAAGTGAATGATATTCTCATAAGGTAATGTATAGGAGTCGCCATTTTCAAACAAGAATTTTATATAATAATAATCGCTCTGATCTATAATCATTTCAACCGTAATGGGTTTAAGTGGATAAAGTCCTATAAGGTGTCCTGTATATTTATCAAATCTAGGATATATAAAGGCATTATCGTTAAGTAGTAATGTTGTAACAACCTTATAGATAAAATCATAAGGCGTCATGATATCATTGGGTTTATGCTTCAAAAGAAAAGACAGCCTTCCGCTTTTCTCGGATACTGTCTTATCATTTTCTATTTTGATATATCTTGGTTTTAGTTTTGCACATTGACTGGCCACTCTATCAATACAAATCTTAACAACATCACTTTTAGAAATGTTAGTCCCAAAAGGTGTATAGAATGTGTTGGTGTTGTTGATGATTTGTAAAGTATCGATTGAACCAGTTTTGTTTTTGCGTTTAAATATTGGCATGATAACTCCTTAATTAATATTTTCTTCAGTTTTTAATATTTTTAGGGCATCATCAAAAAAATGTCTATAAACATTATTTACATGTTTCATGTTTATCTCACCTGTTGATGTCTTATGATCAAAACTATATTGCCAAAAATTATATTCTTTCTTGTTTTGCAGAACGTCCTTATAAAAATCAACTACATTAATATCTGAATAATACTGTACTCTTTCATATTCGTAAAGTGGTGTAAAACAGATCATTTGTTTTAAATCATCTATATTTAATTCAAAATTAGCCTCATTAATTTTCATTATTGCTTTATTGTAAATTGACTCAACATCCAAGTAATAATCGTCTAGAATCACAATTACACCTAAAATATTATCAATTTCACTAGGTAAGTTATTATGCTGAATTTCATGTTGTCTTATAGATTTAATATTTTTAAATACTTGTAATAAAGCATCCACCATTCTTTCTTCAGTGTAATTAATTGACTTTATATCAAAGCTACGTAATGAAAGCCTGTAATTCATGAATTTCGCTTCAACTAACAAAACATTATTGTTGTCTACAACCATTACATCAGAAGTTCTCTTGTGTTCTTTGTTATACACAATTTCTTTTAGTATCACTAAGTTACTGTTTGCCATCGTTGTTTTAGTTATATGATATATATAATCTTCAAATGCAAATTTCCCAATTTTGGCTTTTAACCCCTCATCTTTCTTAGTTATATCAAACATTAAAGATTCTGTAATAGCATATGTCACAGATGGCCAGAAGGGAATAAATAATTCATTTTCATAATATATAAACGGATATCTAAGCAAAAAATTGAAGTTAATAAAAGTTAAATCAGTTAGTTTATACGTAGGTTCATATAATGATTTGAATTCATCATAAGATATTGTTAAGTTGCTTAAAGCCTGTGGTGTGTACTTTTCTAATACTTGTAATAATTTATTTTTTGAATCCATTTTTGAATAAGCAAAAATGCATGAATATAACAATAAAAATTCATCATAATCAGTTTTATATGTATCAAAAAATATACGCTTCAAATCTAAATCATCAGACTGATAATTGTATAAGAACTTAGATCTATATATTAACATAATGTACTGTTTTAAATATGCCTGCATGTATGCTAATGCAGTTACTAAATCTCTAGGATTATTGTCGCCTATTTCAGTAAGATAGTCTTGTTTTTTAATTATTCCTATGGTTTTTCTTAACCATGTTTCCTCATTAGTGATGGATATATTATATTTATCAACTATTAAAGAGAACATTGCAACAACACCAATTTCATAAGTATGAAACTCGAATTGCTCACCGTCTTCAGGAAAAATTATAGGACCAAAGGCTCCTAATCTATCTTTAGATAACCTTTCAACTATTTTTAATCTACTTTTTACACTTAATTTTGAAACTTCTTTTTCTATTTTTCTATAAGTGTGTTTTGATAAATCCATATACTCACCACCCGTATTATTATAACATGTTTTCAAAATCGATTTTATAGCGGTTTAAAACTGTATAGGCAATAATTAAAGCAACTGTTCCATCTATTCTTTTATATTTTGAATTAAGTTTTGATGGTTGTATATTTCCGTTTAAATCGACTTTAGCTTGAGTATTTGCAAGACACCATTTTAAGATAGGGTTGTTATCATATACAATTAGCTTGTTCTTCAAATCGGCCTCCATTTGCTTCATGGGTTCTGATAAAGAATAAATACCTTGTCTAACTTTTTCCATATTAAATCCTAGGTCTTCCATTTCTTTAATCCAGTATTGTGAGTTCCATGGATCGTAACCAACCCATAATGGTCTAATGCCATAGGTTTGAATCATCTTCATAAACCACTTAGTAACTAAACTGAAATCGTTTTGATTTCCATCTGTTAAAGTTACATAACCCTTTTTAGCCCAAATATCATAGGGCACGTTATCTTCTTTACTTCTTTTCTCAACTACTTCACTAGGCATAAAGAAATGCGGAACCACATATTTCTTATTTGAGTCTCTCTTTTGAATAATAAGAACTGCTGCGGTTAAATCGGTTGTCGATGATAAGTCTACGCCACCAATAGCATAGCTATCTCTTAAGTCATCTATACTATATTTTTCTTCATTGTTCAGATCATCAAATGATAGCCATGATCCAGAATCTGCTTGTTTAATATTGAAATCTTTACAAAGCATAGTAACTCTTGTTGATAAATCATGTTTAGATTTATTCATGACATCTTCTAGATAAGATGATGTTTTTACTACTCCTATACTTGGATTTGATTTTTGCCATGTTCTTTGATCATCATATATTTCTTTGACAGAGTCTTGCGTGTATAACCAGGGAAGCACTCTCTCATCATCAATTTCCCCTTTGATCATCTTCCTAGCATAATCAAGTTTATGATCTAAAAAACCACCGATGGTTGTACCTTCAGTGGTTATGATAAATATCAGTGGTTCTTTTTTAGTTGATTGTGATTGTTTGATAGCGTCATATACTTTAGAATCTGTCATTTCATGTACTTCATCAATACAACCAACTTCAATATTGTAACCATCTTTATTCCTTGATTGAGCAGATAACTTTTTAATTTTGTTCTTTGTCTTCGGTGAATAAATATAAAAGATGTTCTTTCTACTTCTGGTATCTTTTGATAGTGATGGAGATTGTTCTCTCATATTGTTGATCTCTTCAAAAAGAATGTTAGCTTGTTCTGTTGTATTTGAAGCACATACAATATCAACACCACCACTTGATAAAAAGAACTCAGCAAGATCTAAACCAGCGATGAATGTAGTTTTACCATTCTTACGTGCGATCAATAGGATAACTTCATTGAAACGTCTTAATTCTGTATCCGCCATTTTAAATCCGTAAGCAGTTTGAATAATTGCCTTTTCCCAAAGCTCAAGAATAAATGGTTGTCCATTAAACGGTGACTTTGTATGCTTACAAAAAGTTTCAATAAAATCAATTCGAAGCTTACCAGGTTGCTCATCAAAAAAATACTTTGGATTCTTCAAATCGCTGATCAGTCTATTGATCTGGTTATATAACTCTTCGCCAACTAGAATGTTGCCAGATTGAATCTCGTTAAAGTATTCAACTAAATAGTTCATTAGGTTGCTCTCTTAAGAAATTCATCAAATGCATCATCTCCATCATTAACTTGTGTACCAAGAATTGTGTTAAGTGTTTTAATTACTGTTCCATATGAATTGACTAGTTTGGTATAATACTTTGCAGCTTCAGTTTGTCGTTGAGCGCCTTTAGCAGAAATTTGAATTGCACCATATTTTCTAATTTGATCTTTCAAATTCATTAACTGCACTTTCATAAAAGCAGCTTCATATATTAAGTTATCTACAAGTTCTGATTTAGTAGGATCAACTGTCACGAATAGTGATTTAAGCCTATCATATTCTATTTGAGTAGCACTTATTTTGGTCATACTAAAACCTCCATAAAAAAAGTCATTTATTAATGACTTTCATAAAAATAGATTATCTGACTTATACTTTTACTCCAAATTTAGCAACAATTCATCATTCAAAGATTTTATAAATATTTGCCATTTAATATCATCTGTATAATAATGTATTTTCACAGAAGGCGTCTTTGTTGATAACAAAAAATTGCTCATATCGATATAATCGTTTAACTCAAATTTCCCTCCATATAAGGGATTATTTTTAAAAATAAACTTCTTACACTTTTGAAAATTAGTATCATCTTCTTTACGTATATAAAAATGGTCATAAATATCATCGAATAGTGTTTCTTTATTAGTCAAGTCATATATTACTTTTGATTTACTCACATTGTTAATTTGACGCAGCTTAATTAGCAAATCAGTGTGCTTGAATTTTCTTATTCGTTTTGAAAAGTCTGTCAAACTTTCGTTATACCCCGAATCAGTCTTTCTAACTTCATTGTAAATGGTATAAAGAGCTTCAATATACCAATTTTTAGAAATCGTTTTTTGCTTAAATATCTCTGTAACAGCAAGATCAAACTCATTTCTCAAAGTTTGTAAAATTGGTATATAAAGTTTGAGTTGTTCTACTTTATTGCTATTTTCATAATCCTCTAAATGATCAAACAAGAGTAGTGTATAAATGGTAACATAAAACGAGTCTAGAATATGCGGTGTTATTTTTGACATTACAGTGTCTTCTAGATTTTTTATGAACTTAAGAAAATCTTTAGTTGGAAAGGGAACATGCTCTAGCCAAGCCCTTGGTTCTAAATAAGTTTCGATTGAAGGATTAATATCATCATGCAAAATATATCCATCGGTTTTTGATGCAAGCAACTTCAATTTTTTTACAATCATTCCTTCGTTTTTGAGTGACTTAAAAAGTTCATACCAGGTTAAATATGTAACTAATAGCATTGAACCTTCACTCTTTTTAAAATCATTTATTTTTTTGGTGAACTGAGAGTTACTATCGTTCAAATAATTGCTTATTGCATCTGTATCTAGTAAAATCACACTTTTATTGGTTGTTTCCATATAGTCACCTAAATTCTAGATTTTCAAAATAATTGCTTAGCGTATCTTAGAGCTCCCCCTACGCGGTACCCTTCACTGGGAACTAAGTAAACTTCGGGGGGGTCATAAATCATCATACCTTGGCTTACTTTTATCTATTTTATATCTTTCAGTAAAAAATAGTTTTGCAATGACTTCATGAAGTTTTCCAAAATAATTCATAAAGATAAAAAATGCTACAGTATATTTCTTTTCTTTATTCATGAAAAAAAGCATAATTGTTTGGTTTATTGTACAAAGATTAATTATGACATTTTGTACAAGTATTTCATATTCATTTATTAAATCCTTATATTGCTTATAGTTTTGAAATATTAAATCTTGAGAAGAACCATGATTAGCCATACTTGATTTTCTGGCATAGCCTAAAAGTACATGGCTATTATACTTAATAGCTAAATCTATAAAATTTATATTCGGGTTTGGTGTATACCAACCATAATCTTTCCTATATTCAACTCCATACTTACTGATTAATTCGTCATAATCTTTATTTATATCTTCATAATCAGGCACTTTATGCTTGGCATGTTTAAATAAATCATCTGCCGACTTTTTGTAACCAATAACGTCATGTCTTAAATATTTGTATGAAAGTTCATGGGAATCCTCTTTAGTAAATATATTAGTTAATACCATGTATTCATTCAGAGTTCTCCATCTCGCATGAGCTCCCATAGAGAAACCATTTTCTAAAAGACATATTATTTCTCCTACAATTTCTTGAGTTCGCTCATGTATCCGAATTAGTAGATATTTTGTTGCTTCTTCATTAGGAACATCAACTATGTTATCTTTAATTATCAATTTGTTTTTTTTAACAAGTTCTTTCCCGATTTCAATGCTTTTTAGTAAAACAGATTTTAATAATCCTATTGTATCCTTTAAATTGCTTCTAATCTTTCTTTTTTTTCTTGTTAATAAGTAGTTAAAATAATCAGATGATTCCTTAAGGTCCTTCAATGTGTCATTAATCATTTCATCAGATACATCTTCTGCCATTTTTTTAATTAAAATATTCTGATACGTTTGTTTATTGACTTTAGCTCCTTCGAAATCAATAATCTCAGAATCTTTAAACTTTTCATTTACCTCATTATCAAAAATTGTATCAAGTTCGTTTTCATCAAATATATGACTTTTATTCATTATAGTTGACACCTCGTTTTATTTAATTATACCAAATTTAATTAACTTATTCGAGGCTATCTAGGAATTAAGTTCCCTTCATCATCAAATTCTTTTTCTTTAGTAAATCTATTATGTTCTTTATTATGACAATCCTTGCAAAGTAACTCTAAGTTCTCTTGGTTTAAACTGACTGATGTATCTGATACATTATCTATAGTTAGTCTAATCCTATGATGCACTTCTTCACCCACTCGTTTGCAACGTTCACATCTACCATCTTGTTCCTGGTATTTGATTTGTCTTGCAACTTGCCATGCTGCAGACTTATAGAAATTGTGCAGTATCTTAGGTTTCTTCATAAAGACGTTTTAATTTACAGGCTATCTCATCGACATATTCCCACTTCACTGGTAAGTCAACTCTACCAAAGTGGCCATACTTTGCAAGTTCTTTATACTTAACATTGTTTAGATCAAGTTCTTTCTTCATTGATCCTGGTTTGAAATTAAAGACATGTTCTACTAAACTTTGGATTTCGTTATCATCAGTAACTCCAGTATCAAAGGTATTAATTAATATACTTGTTGGCTCAGCAACACCAATTGCATAGCTCAAGCAAACTTCGCAGTGTGTCGCCAAATTTGCCGCTACAACGGCTTTTGCTACAAATCTTGAATAGTAAGCCGCACTGCGATCAACCTTGCTTACGTCCTTTCCTGAGAAGGCACCACCACCATGTCTTGAGTAACCACCATAAGTGTCTACAATTATCTTTCTACCGGTTAAGCCAGAATCCGCTTTAGGTCCACCAATGATAAACTCTCCAGTTGGATTTATTAAAAGCCTTGTATCTCGTATAAGTTCTTCTTGTTCTATAGAGTTAAATACAATTGCTCTTACAATATCTTCGTAAAAAGCTCTAGTAATTCCTGGTTTTGTTTGAGTAGATACAACGATCACTGGAATATTGTATGGTTTGCCATCTTTGTAATCAACACTCACCTGACATTTACCATCAGGTCCAAAGATGTTACCATACTTTTCCTTTCTTGCTTTATCCATTCCTTTTGATATCTTATGAGCTAACATAATAGGTAGTGGCATCAATTCTTCTGTTTCATTACATGCATAACCAAACATGATCCCTTGATCACCTGCGCCTTGTTCCTTACTTGATGATTCATTGACACCTTGTGCAATATCTGGCGATTGTCTACTAATTAATTCCATAACAACAAACTCATCATCATAGCCAATATCATTTAAAACAGTTTTTGCTACTGCTTTGTAATTGACTAGCGCTGTGGTTGTTACCTCACCAAATATAAATACAAAATTATCCTTAATTGCTGTTTCAACTGCAACCCTAGCTTCTTTATCTTGTTCTAGAATTGAATCTAAAATAGCATCACTGATTTGATCACAAACCTTATCTGGATGTCCACTAAAGACTGATTCACTAGTTATTCTTTGCATTAACTTAATCCTCCTCTATAAGCACTAAAAAAGGAGCTGTTAGCTCCTAAGTTGTAATTTTGAAATGTATGCTGCAAACCTTGCATAGTGATACCCTTCACTTTCGATTAAGATTCCAAAATCGTCTTCATTTGATGTAACATAAATGCAGTGATAAATTCCTTTGTCATCACAATACATACAATCAACATTATCTTTAATGAAATCATAATTATCAAGTGGATGATTCAGAAACTTTTCAAATTCTTTTTTATCTAAAACAATCTCTTTTTCAATGACAAACTCATCTTGAGGAATCAAATTGTGCTTTTCAGGCTTTCTTATAAACGTTGTTTTCATTTCTTGATCTCCCATGCTGTATAAACTGAACGATAACTACAATCCCATGTATCCAGTATGACTCCATCAATACATGCTGTTATATGACCAGCCATTTTAAGAATATAAGTTCCTTTAGGATATAGTTTTGTAAAATCACTACCTTTAATTCTTGGTTCACCCTTAACTGGTTTAAATATCAGTCTAGGATAACCTTTCAAGTATACATATAAGAACTGTGTATCTTTATAACTTGAGAATCCAAGTTCTTTTTTCTTTCTATTTAACTCTCTTCTCACTTCTAAGTAATCCGAGTTAGTTGCTGTTGAGATACCTCTTACCACACAATCAGTAGTTTTGATACCTTTAGGATGTGCATTAAATTCTTTAAACATTGTCCTGCCACCCTTCATTAAACCAACTCACTAATTCTTTGATTGAATGTGTATTGAAAAGCGGAGTATCAAAATCATTCTTCTTACCGTATACTGTGTATCGCTTCTCTTCTCTAAAACAGTTAATCTGAATAGTGAACAGTGTGTCACCAGATACTATATCAGCAATTCTAAAGTCATCATATAAAGGTCCAGCAAGTGGACAGTTATTTTTGAACCATACATACATTGTCTCAAGATTAACTTTTCCATCGTCTTTAAATTGTTTGACGATGTTTCCCATACGTTTAGTTTTGTTTGCTAAGCTTTCATCTTTACAAAACCAATCATACCAACCAGCTTTGATTTGTGTTTGTAAATCTTTTGAGTCGAATTCACCTTTGTTAAATGATTCGATCCACGTTTTTAAACTTTGTTCTTTACTCATAAGTCTATAGTCTCCTTATAATTTTTTGGTTACTATATGTATCACTCTAAAGGCAAATAATAGCAA